ATGGAAGATTTATTAAAAAAGGTTGTTCCTGAAGATTGTTTGGACTCAGCAGATATAGTTGAAGCTGATACAATACCTAATGACAGGACGTTTCGTAATGCTTGGGTAACTTCTAAAGGAAAAAGTGCTGAGGTTGATTTAGCTAAAGCAAAAGACGTAGCAAAGGATAAAGTAAGACAAGCCAGAACTCCTAAATTCGCAGAGTTGGACGTTGCTTACCAACGTGCTGATGAAGATGGTGATTCTGATGCTAAAGCGGCAGTAGTCGTAAAAAAACAAACAGCAAGAGATGCCACAGCAGATACCAAGATAACTAACGCTGATTCCGTTGATAACCTAAAAACAGGAATGAATGAAGTGATTACAGAAGTAGGTGATTTATAATGGCAACACAAATTCAAGGCTCAAAAATTGTAACCGAAGAAATCGAAAACGCGGCTGGGGCGAATCCATATTCCATCACATTAGAAACTGAAAGTACCACAACAGGTGGCGTTGCAGTAGATTTTACTGGTATACCTGCGGGTACTAAACGGATAACACTAATGGGTACTATATCTAGTTCATCAACATCAGATATAACTTTTCAATTAGGCACGGGTTCGACTGTATATGAAACTTCTGGCTATGAAGGAAATGTATCAAATCAAGCATCATCTTTTGAGGCTCTTAGCGATGGTTTTGATATGAAACTGAGTTGCATAGCCGCTAGAAATTATACTTTTCTTGTGAATTTGCATTTAGAAGATTCCAGTAATAATACATGGTATTGTAAAGGGACTTGTGTTTCTCCAGGAAATGCAGATGAACACGATAATGTTTTAGGTACTAAAAGTTTATCTGCCGCTCTTACCGCAGTTCGTTTAACAACATCTGGTGGTAGTGATACTTTCGATGCTATGTCATACAATATTCAATACCAATAGGAACATAATATGGCTGATATAACTGAAATTAATGTACAAACTGGGGAAAGAACTGAAAGAGATTACACTCAGGCAGAGAAAGATAATATTGCCGCTGCTCAACCTACAACTGATGAAAAGTGGGTAAGGATTAGAAGTCAACGTGATATGTTATTAAGAGAATGTGATTGGTGGGCTAGTTCAGACAGAACTTTAACGGACGAGCAAAAAACCTATAGGCAAAATTTAAGAGATTTACCTACTCAGAGTGATGTAGATAATATAACGTGGCCTACTAAACCATAGGAATAATAAATGACAGGAGTCCCCAGTGTCTGGATAACACTATTTAGTATTTTATCACCAACAATCATAGCGTCCATGCTGACTTGTTGTTGGTTGATATGTTGGAAAAGAAGTATGCGCAGCGATATGCGCCCCGAACCCCGGTCCACCCAGGTATATATATTCACAACAGTAGTTGGTATGTTTCTTGGTTCAATATCACAATGGTGTTTGCACGACGTCATAGTTTCAGCGACAGGTGTGCCAGCTAGTGAATTAAAACTACTATTATTTGGAGCTCTAATTACCGGGCCACTTTCCATGATAATGTATACCGCACTTAGATGGTGGGCGAAAAAATCTTCCCCAGGGCTGTATGAATTTTTAACTGTTCGGTGGCCCAGGACAGCAGACTCTCTAAATATATCCGGGGACCCAAGTGATATGACTGTTCGTAGTGAGGACAAAAAATGATACCACAACACCCGGAACCAGTGATTAAGGCTTTAGACTTTTCCGTCTATTCTTGTTCCGGGTATGTCTGCGTTGTGAATGTATATGCAGAGCATTATTCTACTCTGATAGCTCTTAGCATTGCTGCACTGGGTTTAATTATATCTACTATCTATAGACACCTTTCTTATCTCAAATCAAAAAAGGAGAGTTAAATGTTAATCACAGCTCCTATCAGAGAGAGTGATAAATTTGGGTCAGGGTTTTATGGAGCCAGTAGAGATGGTGGTAAGCGCATCCACAAAGGAATTGACTACGCCTGTTACCCAGGCTCCCTCGTCTACGCGCACGTTGGCGGCATTATCACAAAGCTAGGCTACCCCTACGGAGACAATCTGGGGTTTCGCTATGTACAGGTCACAGATTCAAATACAAACTTCCGTCTAAGATATTTCTATGTTGAGCCAATGGTGTCACTAAACCAGGTAGTAAGTGCACAGCACGTTATTGGGCGATCACAATCTCTTAATGATAGATACCCTGGCATTACGGAACATGTTCACTTTGAAATTACAGATGAAAAAGGACGCATAGTTGACCCCGAAAGAATTAGAAACAATTTAGCGAGGGTTTATTAATGAATGTATGGATAATAGTTCTGATGATATTCTTTGCTGGAAATTCAGGCAGAGTTGACATTAAGCCTTTACCAGATCTTCAATTTGAATCAGCCATGCGATGCTTTGAATTTAAAAATTCAGATGAATTTGAAAATAAAATAGCATCTGACTATAAAGATTTTCAACCACCAGTACGTTACATTAGAACCCACTGTAAACCATTTAAAGATAATTTAAAAAAGTATGTTTTCAATAGTGGTAACAAAGGTATATGTTCTATAGCTTCGTGCGTATGGCACTAACCAGGAGATTAAAATGATCTTAAACGCGCTTGTAGGACCAGTCGCATCGTTGCTGGACAAATTCATAGAAGATAAAGACGAAAAGAATAGGATAGCTGCAGAGTTATCTACGATGGCAGAACGACATGGCCAGGCAATAGCTCTCGCCCAAATAAAAGTAAACGAAGCCGAAGCCTCATCAACAGGTCCAGGCTCACTATTCAAGGGGGGATGGCGTCCGGCATGCGGCTGGATATGCGTCATTTCGCTGGGGTACACTTATATCGTGCAGCCATTTTTAATTTTTATTTTATTAGCAGCTGGTGTGGACCTCCCGGAAATTCCGACTTTAGACACCGGTGCGTTGCTACCGATTTTGCTCGGAATGCTCGGCCTCACGGCGGCTCGCTCATTTGATCGATACACGGGCGGAATACCAAAAGGGAAGTAAATGGAGAAAAAATAAAATATTGGGGCCAGGAGAAGCTCATACAGCACTTGTATAAAAAAAGAGATATACCAGGGCCTCCGATTTTTACACAAAAACAATGACTTATAATTTTAAGGAATTTATAACACTCACTACAAGGGGAACTGAAAACATGCTTGATAAAATTAAAATGTGGATGGCAGACTTTAACGATGTAATTGAAAACATACCAGTCTGGTTAAAATGCGCTGCCTTTTTTATCCTGGGTTTAATTATTGGTACTCTGTGAAAAAGGTATTAAACACCAAGAAAATTTTTTGTGTGCGCTGGTGGGATCACACTGGAAATACGGCTTGGCAGTCTGAGTCATCAGTTGCCAAGGAACAACCAGCACTGTGCGAAACAATCGGCTTTTTAATTCACGAAGACGATTTATCTTTAAAACTTGCCGATACTGTGATATTAAACGATACAGAGGAAACTGTCGGCGGTGTTGCCTTAATTTTAAAGGACGCGATAGTGAAACAAGACCAGATAATTCTGGATAAGTGATGCTGGAAAAACATATAGAAATATATTTAAGAGAACAAGTTAAAAAAATAGGTGGGATAGCATATAAATTTACTAGCCCGCAAAGGCGTTCTGTCCCCGACAGATTATGCTTATTCAAAAATGGAGATGTTGTATTCGTAGAAGTAAAAGCTCCAGGCAAAAAACCAACCCCGAACCAATCAAGAGAAATTCAGAGATTAATTGACCTGGGCTTTAAAGCCCTGGTGATCGACACCAGGGAAAAAGTTAATTCACTAATCGAGGAAGTATCTGATGCTGAAAAGGATTCATGTAAACCAACACAACATTAGGGCCAATAACAAGGATGGCGGGCGGCGACCGGTTATCACTGTTAAAACTTACAAGACCAACACCTACGCGCATGAGGTTGAAATCAAAGGTGACTCCAAAGTAATATACAGACCGGACAAACCTTTATCGTGCGGCGCCAGGGTGTGGATTGAAACCAGAGCTGACGTAGAAGTCAGGAGGTAAGTATGGAGTATCGTGACCCAGTAGATATTATGTTAGATGAAATAGATAAACAGACTATTGCAGATGTATACACAGTTGAACTAAAAGCAACTGAACGGGCATATAGAACGGTTATTATTGATACGCTACATAAAAAGCAAATCCCTATAACTGAAGAGAATATTTCTAAAGGCGTGATGTTCGCTAAATTATTTGAAGTAGAATTTGGACTTCAGATTTTTGAGCTGGACGAGCACCAGGATTCTTAATTTTTCTTTGCTGCTTTTTTGAGAGCATCCTGGACTGAGCATTTACTTTCTAATCTATCCTGAATGATAGTGTCTATAGTGTCGTCAACAATGATGTGATATACATACGCTGCTCTATTCAAGCCACTTTGCAGCTGGCGCATTGGCCCTAGTCTTGCATTGGTCTGTTCGTATTGTTCCAGGTCCCAGGTCATACCAAACCATACCGTAATGTTAGAACCATATTGAAGATTTAATCCATGCCCGGCGCTATCGGGGTGAACTACCAGCATAGGTATCTCACCCCGATTCCACCGTTCAATACCCTCTTGATCACCCAGGATTTCAGCATTCGGGTAGTGTTGTAGTATTCTCAACTTATCCGGGATGTAGTTGTAAACGACCAACACCGGCATACCATTAGCTTCTTCTACTATTCTATCTAATGCTGCTAGTTTGTAATCGTGAACTTCCCGCCAAACACCATGCTCAGTGAAAACAAAACCATTAATAAATTGACGGCATTTATTTGTCAGCACGCCTGGATTAAAAACTTCCAGCTCTTCACCATCTTCAAACTCTACAAACATTTCATTTTCTAGTTCCCGGTACTGCTCCATTAATATTGAGTCGAGAGTTACCGGAACATTAATGTTAATGGCTTTATCAACATCAAAATAATCCTTATCCTCAATGGTTAAACATATATCATTTATTTTTTCTGATATTTCTTTATCAGCTACCCCAACTGGGACCCACTTGTGAGAAAATTCCTGATGGATAAACCAGCGTTCCAGGAATTTACCCCGCGTGTTAAATAGCCTTTCACCTCTGTCTAAAAGATAGAGTTGCCCCCAAAGGTTAACTAAACCATTAGGAGCCGGGGTGCCAGTGAGCTCCACCATGTGATTGGTGTATTGTAGAACCTTTCTAATTGCTCTGAATTTAACAGCGCTGGGTGTACGCATCCGCGATGCTTCATCAACAATTATCATGTCATAGGGCCACTCACCAAGCTCACGGCCCAGGTCAACTAACCAGGAAAACAATTCGAAATTAATAATATGAATGGGAGCTTGTGAATTAAATTGTTGCATTCTTTGTTTAGGAGTTCCAGCAATCAGCTGAAAATCCATGTCGAAGCAATCCCACTTGATTATTTCATTAGGCCATACGGTTGACGCTACGCGCTTGGGTGCAATAACTAAAATCTTTTTAACATCATTAACATCCAAACGCTGTTGAATTGCATCAAGTGCAGCTGCTGTTTTACCAACACCCATCGATGCCCAGACTGCGCACTTCGGATGCTGCATCATAAAGTCAGTGGCCAGGCGCTGTGGTTCCCTCGGTTGATACTTCATTTGCGGTACCTAAAAGAACTGTATCCCTCTGCAGCCAGGGGTAAACCCTTGGCCCAGGGTGGGGGAGCTGACATAATTAAGCATAAGAGTTCTTTTAATTTTTCTGAATCTTCTTCGAAAACTTCAGCAACTAATTCATCATGCACTCGAAGCACTATATCAATGCCAGCTTCCATCGCTGTGTAATACCCATTAAATAGAATATCCCGCGCTACCGCCTGGGTGATATTTTCAACCAATTTACCGCCATAGGTATCTAAGGACACCCACTTTTTACTTTGTTGATGTTGCCCCTGGTAGGCTATCTGTTGCCGGCCCTCCTCGTCGTTGTAGAGGTATGGTTTGTGATAAAACAATGTACGTCCGGATGGTAATTTTAAATACATGAAACTTTTATCCGGGTCCGTTAAGAATGAAACTTTACCAACTGAAAATACATCACCTGGATTTTTAATTGATTTAACAGCGGCCGCCTGGGTGAGTTTCCACAGCTTGGTGATTTTTTCATGCGCGGATCGCCAGGCTGTGACAATTGAATATACTTCGTGAGCCTGGAGGTCAATGTTATACGCGGCCGCCATTTGATTGAATGCACCTATGCTGCCTTGATAGCCTAAAGCTAGTTCCTGGACCTTACCAAGTTGTCGCTGTTCCTTTGTAACTTCGTGTATGGGTGTATTAAATGATTTCGAATATGCTAATTTATAAATATCCGGACCGCGCTTATTGTCGTAGTCCCGGAATGCTTTAATCTTCCACTCTTCACCAGCAAGCCAGGCTAACACCCGGCCCTCAATGTTGGACAGATCCGCCACAACTAATTTTTTACCCACGGGTGAACAAAGTGAAGAGCGTAAACAGCTCGACGCTGTCTCCATAATGTTTTCTTTTAATGTGCCATCAATAAGAGACTCAATAGCTTTATCGACATCAATACCAGGGGCGGGCCTGGGTAAATTCTGTGGCTGAAATAATCTACCAGCATCGCGCCCGGTTCTGTTGGCGCCGTAGAACTGCACCGTTCCTCGTAGCCGGTTGTCAACGGTAGCATCAATGAGCTTAATGTATTTGGCCGTTGAACTTTTACCCAGCTGCTGTCTTATTTCAAGTACGCGACGCGCATCTTCAGGTATGCCAAAAGCGGTACCGGTAATTAATGTGTTAATAGCCTCTTTGTTTAGAGACACACAGGCAACTGGAGGAAGTTTGTCATTGTTAACCAGCCAATTTTTAAGCTGCGCCAGGCTAGTCCCGCCACTTACTTCGTTGTTAGTAATACGTCTTATCTCTGCATTTAATTTTTCAGTTTCAGCTGCAACAATTTCGACCATTTTATGCGCCAGGTCAATGTCTATATAAATCCCCATATCATTGCTGGCCTGGTCCAAGCACCAATACTTGTATTCAATTGAGTTAGGATACACATGGTGCTTCAACTTATTGTAAATGGTACGCATAGATTCAATATCCATACGACAGTAATTTTTAAAATCTTCCCATAATTCAGGGTGCGTAATTCGATCATAACGAATTGCTTTATGATTTGATGGTGCTGGTTTGCAGAATCTATTAATTAAAGATTTACCAGCTTTATCTTTAGCTTCATCTTCACTCATTTCCAGGGCGCTACAAACACTAGCAAGTGCTCCTGGCAATCCATTTGTGTAAGACATAATCATTGTGTCAATCCAACGGTCCACCGGGGTATCTATACCCAGGCAGTGTTTAACTACCCATCTGTCAAATTGAGAATTGTGAGCTATTATAGGACCGGCATGATTATCTTTTAAATATTCAACTACTTCTTCTAGTGATTCATCGTTGGTTAAATCAACCACACTGGCTGGTTCATCGGCAAAGGCATAACCGGCTAACATAATCTCACAGTTACGGGTGTACTTATCGCCGCCAACTTTAAATATATCTAATTCGCTGTACGTTTCAGTATCGAAAAATAACATAAGTAATGTGGGGCCGTTACCGACCCCACTCCTTTATTTGAGGAAGTCGTCGGTGCCCGTTATTTCCTGGCTACCTTTATTTGCGAAGTCATCATCTTCAACGACATCAAAGTCATCTGCAGATGCTGCTGCACCACCACCAAAAGGTTCTCCGTCAGAAACGAATTGCAACCCTTTGAGCGACGCATTTATACGCTTACCAAACTGATTATCTTGAGCCCAGAAATCAATCGAGGCATTACAATAACAACCAGCATAAGGACGACCATCATCTTCTACTAAAGGTGATTTGTCTTTGTCTAAAACTAAAGGACGGGAAGTGTTTGATGCGTTGAAGTACATAACGCTATCCCCGTAGCCATTTGTTCCCTCTTTTTCTTTACCATCTGTTAGACAGATTTTAAGACCTTGAGGTTTCTTGCCAGGCCATTTAGCATCGCGTACTGCTTGTAGCTCCGCTTTAACCCTTTCAATTTCAGGACTGTTTTTTTCAATAATGATACCCACTGAATATTTTCCAGCATCACCAGGGTTGAAAGCCTTGGTGCGAAAAATATTCGGGAATGAAATACGAATATTATTAATAATCATATTTGTTGCTCCTATATCTCTGTTGTAAAATCCTCAAATAGGTCATCACCTATCGAGGGGTCAATTTCCTGGCGCTTGTCTGTTACAGGCGCCAGTGTTACCCGCCCTGGTATTGAATTTACCAATCGGGATAATTCTTTAAATTTCTTTTTTCCTAAATACTTTTCCATCTGGGCCACGCTCAATACTTTCCTTGGCGCGATATTATCAACAGCATGTCTTTTCCTTTTAAGCAGTGATAATGTTTCCTTATCGTCGCGCCATTTTCTTGACCCTCTTCCTCTTACTAACTTATACCCTGGAACAGGAACACCGGTTAGTGCCTCCTGGTTAACCCTGGCTTCAATCCCTTTCACCCAGTCAGTAATAAGATTGACCTGGGATAATAGATGGGCGAGTTCATCCACCGAAAGAGTAGGCACTTCTAAGGGAGTTAAAGGTTCGGTGATTTTTTTGAACTCGCCCGTTATGTTTTCAATATTAAATTTAGCTAACGCCCGGCAAGATGCTTTGGCTTTGCAAAATTTGCATTGCTTTTCGCCTGGGACATACTCCGGGTTATCTCCATATACTTTTTCAATACCTTGTTTAATTTTTTCGCCGTGGGCTATAACTTCCTTTTTTGTTATAGACCAGGTATCTATATTGAACTTTCGTGGTTGTACAATGACTAAACTAAAATCCTCTAAGTCATATAGATAGTCATAACAATTTAATAGTCCAACTGCATAAGTTAACAACTGCTCGTTACCCTGGGCTGGAACCATAACACCCTGACCATATTTTAAATCGATAATATGAGCATGATGGTTATTATTAATAACTACGCAGTCAGCTGTACCGGATATTCCGTATTCATCGCCAAGAACCAGATGTTGCTCAACTAACCTTTTACCTGGAAACTCTCTGACAAAATCCAGATACTCCTGGACATAATTCACCATGTCCTGTTTAACCAAAATACCATTGGCTGTTTTATTAAGGAAAAATTTAGCCTCAATATCTCGCTGCAAACACCAGGCCGCTACATCGTGGGCAGCAGTGCCCTCTTCAGCGTACTTGGTGGTGTAATCCGGAAAATTTGATTCAAGTTTAGGACTACCAGGGCAAGCCAACCAGCGGTGTGCACTTGATGGTCTAAGTTTAAATTCAGGCATTAGTTGTAGCCTCATCTAATACTTCTTTAAGTTCTGCCTGACTAAGATCAGATAGCCTGGCGCCTTTTTTATTCACAATATCTTTAGCAACTTTTTTGTTGATAGACATAAGTGCTATTCTTACTTCATCGAGTTCGATATGGCGTTGGCCCTCAACTGACGCAATAATACTTTCAATTTTTGGTATTTCCATAGCGATAGCAATTCTATCAAGATTTGTGCAGATATGTTCCAACAATTCTATGATTTTAATCAATCCAGCATCTTTCTCCTGTTTCATAACACCTCTCCTATACTAATTTTTTGGGCGGTATTGATATGAAATTTATCAAGTACCTCTAAAATATGATTTATTATCTTCCGCATTTCTTCCTGGGTGAGTTTTAAATCACCGGAGTACATGTGCGCTTCTATCTCACTTAGTGTCATATTATTTATCAGCATCTAACACCCCCCGGTCAACAGTATATACATAATGCCCTATTTTAGTATTGAGATTAAATCGCACTCCAGGGATTTTCACCTTGTTGAATACTTTTTTTCTCTCAAGACATATCTTGGTTAACACCCTCCTGGCGTGGGCAACGGATATTTTTTTAATTTTAGAAAAATCTTTAGCCGTGATATTAGCGGTTTTGATAATCCTGGTACCAACAAACACTGTTTCAATCTGCATGGGCCACCTCCTGTTTCTTGACGATATTGCCACTAATGTGAACGCCGTCGCCCTTTAGTTGAATATCTACACTAACCGTTTCATCTGCGGCGCACTTAGGCGACAATTTCTCTTGAGCTTGTGCGATAGCGTCTTTAACTTTTAAGTAAAATTTTTCTGTGTCGTTCATTACAGTATTACCCCTCTTTTTGTTCGTATGCTGGGCAATTCACCTTTGCCTCTTGCATCATCTGTGTAACCATATTTATTTACATCAACAAGTTTTTCGCATGGTGTATCTGTCATTGCAACATTGCCAGCATAAATTTTTTCAAATTGTTCTCCAGCAGCTAACCTGACTTCTGCTATTAGTTCATTATGCTTCCCACTTAAATTACCCTTTTTTCCGCCATCGTATGGGTAAAGTGGGAATAATTTTAAAACGAGTTTTAACCATTCACTTATAAAATAATCTTTGTCTATTTCTATTATTTCACATTCAGTTTTTGAGGTATCTCTTCTAACAGGGATTGTTCTGGTGTCTTGTCTTTTATTACCACCAATTACAACTGGCACACCTCTGTGATGGGATGTCTCAAAAGTTTCTTCTGTTTCAGTTTTCATTTTCCTAACTCTCCTATTTTAAAATGTTTAAAGTACCCTACTTTCCATAACCAGGCGTAGGGCAACCTGGTGCTTATTGGCCTTATGATAGGTGGTGGCTATGAGAGGGACCAACAAGCAATACATAATTATGCAACTTCTCGTAAATCTAATATGTTGTTATCGATAAAATCGATTGCAACCTGGGACCGCTTTTCAACAGTAAAATGATTAACATTATTGCCGGTAGGTTTTAATGCTTCAGTTGTAGCATTGAGTAACTTCCAGGCACGGTTACCAAATTTATCGTGTTCTTTATAGCTTGGTTTATCCCACTCATTAATTGCCACACCTAATTGATGTGAGCTAAGACCATTACGACGATAAATTTCAACTAAAGCAGCATCACCAGCGCGTGGATTCGTAAAAACAAAATTTTTGTAAGCTTTAAACTTATCATTTTGTTTTTCGATTAATGAAGGTAAACATTTAATTGAGTTTGCTACCATGCCTGGTAAGCGATCCCAAATGTTTGTACTTTGTTTTGTATCGACAGTACCAATGTCTCCGGAGAACTGCAGATTAGAACACACGGTTATAATATTACCCAGGGTTAAACCCCTGGTAATTGACATATCGTGTGAGCCCCGAAGACCAACTAAAAAACGATAGTCTTCAGGAATTAAATCCTTATCGATACCGTGTGGTTCAACTTCAATTGCCCCAAAGAATCTTTCACCATCTTTAGTAACAGCATATTCTTGTTCACTGATACCAAAACCAATATTGTCTAGCTGCTTTATAACTAAGTCAGCATAGTCACCGAAAGGGACAGGGTAATGTGAAGGGCCTCTGCTAAAAGCAGACGGTGTAGGGACCTGATGAAGCTGCTCTAATGAACAACGGACATCGGTCCCGGATGAATAAAGTAACGCCATTTTTCTCTCCTTTTTCTCTGATTGAAACTGAATGTTACTCCCCTGGCAAACTATATCAAGCATAAATTGACGATTATTTAACGTCAATCAAACACTACTTGACTAGAATTTAATGCTCGTAAATACTAGCTCAAAATAATCAAAACAGGAGCAACATCAAATGATGACTGCACAACAAAGACGGGATGCCAGGAGCGTGCTCGTAAAAATAAAAAATGATCATAAATCTTATCGCCATCTATCCAGGGCGCTTAGTAAAGAGATAGGTAAATCCATAACCTACCAGGCAATTCATCTCTGGTATAAATCAGGCGTCGTTCCGGCTGCCAGGGTCCCGGCCCTTGCTCGCCTGGGCGATGTCCAATTGGAATCCTTACGCCCGGATCTGTTTTGATGGCGCTGGAAAAAGCCTGGGGGTTAGAGGTCAACCCTGACCAGATTCCAGGTACCCTAAAAAAATTAAATAACTGGATTATCTGGACTGCGGTCCACAAAGGCAGCCATGTAGACAAAGTGCCAAAGCGCCCGGACAACCCCAGGCTTGGTTGCAGCATTAATCAGAACACCCACCTAACTACTTTTGCTGATGCTTACGCTGCACATGTGGCGCACGCTATGAGCTCCGGTGTTGGATTCGTGATGAATAAAGAAGAGGGTTTGTTTGGAATTGATATTGATAACTGCATCGACGCCCAGGGCAACATCGAAAAATGGGCACAGTACCTGGTTGATAACATCAACACTTACTGGGAACTGTCGCCGTCGCAACGTGGACTGAGAGCATTTGTCATTGGTGCTTTGCCTGGTAAATCTTTTATTAACAGACAACAGGGCCTGGAGATGTATGGTGGTGATTCAGCCAGGTTCCTCACAGTCACCGGACATCGTATTGGTGACACCAGTGACATTAAAAGTTTACCAGCTGAAAAAATTGAAAAGTTATATAAGCGATATTCAACAGCAACACCGGACGGTGAGGAATTGCCAATGCCGGAGGAACTCCAGGACTGCCCGGACTTCCAGGCCCTACCGGAACATCATTTCGAATTTCTCACTGAGCAGACTGTTGATGCGCGGTATCCATCACGCTCAGAGGCTCTGTTAGGGGCCACAATGGCTTTATACAGGCTCGGCTACACCGATGCCCAAGTCTTTACTACCCTGGTATTTCAGGCCATTGATGTGGCCCTGGATCATCGGCGACAAGACCCTGACAGGGCGAGAAAATACCTGTGGGATACCTGTTTGAAGTCCAGGGCTTTAGCCGGGGCTGGTAGCGTTGTTGATGAATTTGATATTGTCATTGAAAAAGAAAATGAAAAACAGTCCTTTGATATTTCAGCCGGTACTGTGTTCGCAGCTGCCAGCTGGCAAGGCCAGACTGTGCAGAAGAAAGAATGGTTGTTGGACCAATGGATTCCAATTGGTAATGTCACTGCCTTGTATGGTGATGGCGGCGTGGGCAAGTCCTTGCTGTCGCTGGATCTGCAGACAGCTGTGGCTACCGGTAATAAGTTCTTTGATATTGCCACCCGGCAAGCCGGAGCACTTGGTATCTACTGCGAAGATTCCGTAGACGATTTACACATGCGCCAGGATGGCATCAACAGTAAGTACATGGTTAACTTTGATAATTTGACCAGCAGCTTTATCAGCTCACGCCTGGGCCAGGACAATTTAATGATGACATTCGATGGTAAGGACCGTGGATCCGCGACATCATTCCATGAAAGTGTTTGCAAGTTCCTCACCCAACACCCGGACATACGTCTAGTAGTGATTGACACAGCTGCTGACACTTTCGGCGGTAATGAAAACATAAGGCCCCAGGTAAGACAGTTCGTACAGAATTGCCTGGGCCACATTGCTCTAACATATAACGTCGCGCTGGTGCTTTGTGCGCACCCCTCTGTCGCTGGTATGAACCAGGGCACCGGTGGTTCTACCGCCTGGTCCAACTCGGTTCGTTCAAGGCTATTTCTCCAGCGCGACCCGGAACTACCCGAACTTAGAATACTCACTAAGAAAAAATCAAACTACTCCACATCCGGTGACATCAAAAGAATGATATGGAAAGACGGCGCGTTTGTTCCGGAGATGATGGCGCAAGATGTTATCAATGAACCGGACAAGGCAATGCGCCAGGCCTTTGTGTCGCTACTGACTGAAGCAACAGCCAGGCGTACATCAGTATCAACATCGGTGAGGGGAAACTACGCACCCAGGGTGCTGGCTACGATGGCGAGAAACGCCGGGCGCGATGACATATCTGTGCCGCGCCTAGCCAGGGCGATGGAGCAGCTGCTGGCCCGGCGGCAGATAGAAGTGGTGGCAGCTAACCAGGGCCGGACATCAAGGCTGGTGATAAAGGATGAAAACACTTAAAAACCCAGATAGTAGACTGAC